TGTTCAGTTTAATGATATTTTGATTGAGGGTAAATGGTTTCCAAGAAATGAAAATCAATATAATTATCCACTAACTGATTTGTATTTTAAGAAAGATAATTCAGGTAACAATGCATCAAATGGATTTCATATAGAGAATAGATGGAAAGTTGATTGGGTGAGAACACCGAGTGGTTGGAGAACATGGCAAACAGTAAAAGGAATCAAAACAATTGTTAGGGCATTCTATACATTAGAACAAGTACTAACAAAAGTAGATTTACAAAGTATTAGAATGGCCACTACATTAAGAAAATATGTGGCATCACAATTTAAACCAAGTATTGCGAAAGGATTTTATGATTATTTTAAAAGTGTTAATGTACTCGATTTTAGTGCTGGTTGGGGTGATAGGTTGGCTGGGTTTTATTGTGGAGAGACAACAAAATCATTCGTTGGGATTGACCCAAACACAAATAACCATCCAAACTATCAAAGACAAGTTGAGTTCTATAAAAAACATCAAACATTTTTTGAAGAACCAAAAGAAGTAGAATTGATTTGTTCACCTGCAGAAGATGTAGATTATACTAAGTATGAAAATTACTTCGATACAATTTTTACTTCACCACCATATTTTAATATTGAAAAGTATTCGGATGAGGATACACAAAGTTATAAAAGATATACAAATATTGATAAATGGAATGAAGATTTTTTGCATTCTACACTTGGCAAGTTGATATTTACTATAAAGAAAGATGGTATAATTGCAGTTAATATTTCGGATGTATATTCTGCACCAGATAAGGGTTATTTAGAAATCTGTAATCCAATGAATGATTATTTGAAATCACAAGGTATGGAATACTATGGTTGTATAGGAATGGAAATGACTAAACGATTCAATAGTGGTGGTGCAGGAAATGCCAAGAGTGAATATTTTAATGAAGAACTAAAAGAAAAAACACAAGAAACACAAAACACAGCATTTGGAGAACCAATTTGGATATGGAAAAAGAAATAAAAAATACATTATGGGTTGAAAAGTATCGGCCTTCATCGCTTGATTCTTACATCGGAAACGACCACTTGAAGAGTAAGGTCAAGTTGTATCTTGAGAGTGGAGATTTACCACATCTTCTATTGTTTGGAAGAGCCGGTACAGGTAAAACCACTCTCGCTAAATTACTCGTTAATAATATAGATTGTGATTATCTATATATCAATGCATCGGATGAAAATAGTGTAGAGGTGGTTCGTGATAAAGTTAAGAACTTTGCCTCAACACTCGGATTCCAAGAGATGAAAGTTATTATCTTGGATGAGTGTGATTACATTACACCAAATGCTCAGGCTGCATTGAGAAACTTAATGGAAACATTCTCAAAACATTGTAGGTTTATTTTAACTTGTAATTATGTTGAGAGAATCATTGACCCAATACAATCAAGGTGTCAATCATTTCAGATTATACCACCAGATAGAAAACAAGTTGCAGTTCATTTGGGTAATATCTTAACTAAAGAGAATGTTACAAATGAGATAGAGGATATCGTAACAATAGTGAATGGTGGTTATCCAGATATCAGAAGAGTAATCAATGCTGCACAAAGACAAGTAGTGGATAATAAGTTAGTTATTGATGAGGGTATGAGTATCCAAAGTGATTACAAGAACCAAGTGTTAGAAATCTTGAAAACACAAGATAAAAAGAATTCGTTTAAAAATATAAGACAACTATTGGCAGATTCAAAGGTAACAGATTTTAGTGATTTGTTTAGGTTGTTATTTGATACGGTAGATGATTGGGGTAGAGGACATGTAGCAGAGTGTATATTAGTACTTGCACAATACCAACAATCAGATGCGGTAGTTGTTGATAAAGAAATTAACATTATGGCAATGTTCATAGAAATAATAGGGAAGATAAAATGAGTGATAGAAAATACCAAGAACCACCACAACAGATAGATATAGGGGATACAGAAACAATAACTTGTGAAGAATGTGGAAACGCATCTTTCATACAATCATTCTTTCTAAAAAGAATATCACCATTAGTATCACCAACAGGTAAAGAAGCAATTGTACCAATACAAGTATTTGCTTGTGGTAATTGTGGTTCAATACCAAAGAATATGATGACCCAAATTCAACAAGGAGAATAAGTATGGAGTTCAAAACTACAGGTTCTACAGGTAAACCAAAGGATGTATTACACACAAAAGAATCTTTACAAGATGCTATTGATAGAAATATAAAGTTATTTGATTTAAAAGAATCAGATGTACTTTTGAACTTTGTACCAAGACACACTATCGGTGTTTACATTATGGCGGTTCCATTAGAACAAGTTGGTGGTAAAGTGTTTGATAATAAATTCTCACCAGAAGTTTTTGTTGAGATGTTATCAGAGAAACCTACAAAATTAATATTAATACCTACAATGGTAAGGATGTTGAAAGAAAGTGGATTACGACCAGATTTAAGTGGAGTAGAACATATGTTGATAGGTGCTGAAGAAACATCAGTAGATGATATAGAGTTTATGTTAGAGTTGGGTGTACAAAAAGTAACACATGGATATGGTTCTACTGAGTGTGTACCAATAGTTTTTGGAACTGATTTTATCAAAGGTGATAAAGTTCATACTGGTTTACGAAGATTAAGTGGTTGGAATATTATGTTGGATAAAACATTACATTTAAAAGGAAAAGCTATGTTATCTAACTTTGATGGTGAATATTTTGATACTAATGATATATTTACATTTGATGGAGAATTCTTCCATTGGAAAGGTCGAAGTGATAACATAATTAAGAAATCAGGATGGAAAGTAGTAAAGAAAAATTAATAAGATTAGAATCACCATTAGTTAAAGAATTTGAAGATTATCAATTATCTGATGATTTAGAATACCATGAAGGTCTGCCAAATGGTGATATAAAATATTTAAAACAAGGTTTAAAATCTTTTCAAGAAGATATCGGTGATTATGATGGGCAGTGGGTAGAAGAAGATTATAAGTGGAGAATCAAAAATGGTGATTGTTTTTTCACCATTCTACATAAAGAATATGATAAAGTGATTGGCTGGTTATGGGTAGGTACTAATATACATAAAACATGGGATAAGAATGGGTGTCCTGTTTACAATACACCAAGTACTTTACCAATAAACAAACCTATAGAATCATCAAGAATTGAAATGAACTCTCGACAATGTTATGGTTATAATATATGGATTCATAGAGAATACTACGGAAAAGGAACCAGTCATCATCTTGGATTCAACAACATGAGAAAAAAGGGATTTAAATATATGCTCTACGATATTGAATTATGGAACAAAAGAGCATTACAATTTGGGTTAAAAAGTTTACACGATGGTGGAATGGGTGCAAATATTGTTGATTTATTACAAAAGTAATATTTATTATTGATAAAATGGAGATTTAAATGCCCACAATTACAAAAGAACAATTTAAAAACTATAAACAAAAATCTGATGTAGATTCAAGAAGTAAATCATTTTGGAATTACATAACAGGTAGTGCAGGTGGTTGGCCAAATAAAAGTAGAGCGGGTATAATCGCTGGTTTGGATTTTACTATCGAGAGTGGTAGTGATGAAATAAAATTCTTTGAAAGTAATACTAATCTATATACTGCACAGACAACTGATGTAGAACCAAATTTATTTATTCATATATCAAATTACGCGGCAACACAAAGTTTTGATAATGTGGTGGTATATGGTACACTTGCAGAAAATCATCCATTTGGTGAAAATCCACCTATGGCTCAAAGACCATATATATCTTCAAGTTTTGCACTAAATAATATTAGTTGTTCTTTCAATAATACTACTGATAGACAATACATGGATATGAGAGGTAAGGATGAACATGCTAACACATTTCATTTATTTTTTGATTCACCAAGTGATACAAATGATAATCTAAATTCAATAGCAAGTAGTTCATATGATAAAAAAGAATTTAGAACACTTTTAAATACTTCACCAGTAAGTTCAAGTTTAATTCCTGTATATGTTTCATCATCAAAAACTCAAGGTGAGGGAATTGGTGATTGGCCAGATTATGTTAGTAAGACAACACAATTTGATGCATCATTTTCAGTAAAGATGGGTGGTAGTATTTTCTTAAATTCATATCGTTCAGATTTAGAACCATCAAGTTCGATGGTATGGAATTGGTTAAATGTTACTGGTTCAGAGGGTTCTGCAGCGACTGGTAAATCTATGGTATCCGAAAAATTTATACATAGTTCTGGTAGTGAAGTAGGTGGTAAGAAATATCTCGGTATGGGTAGGTCTCTAGCTTTATTAACACCAGAAGATAATCAAATACTTGCTTCTTTTTATAATCCATATAAATCACATTTGATAACACCAGAAGATAGAACTGATGGTTGGGCTGTTTGGACACTAAATCCATATCAAGGTGCAAGTTCAATAAGTGGTAGTGAAATTCGTATGTATGATGGTTCAGTAAAGGAAGTTCAAGATGTAGAGGTTGGAGATGTTGTTAAATCGTTTCAACCAGTTGGGATGCCTAATACAGACTTACACTATTTAAATTATAATTCTACAAGTTTGACTGGTAGTTTTTTTAGTGGTTCGGTTGTTGTAGGTAAAAATGAATCTGAAGCATCTTTCTACTATACAATTAGTGGAAGTAATAATCAGCAATATCAAAAACATCAATTATCATCAACATTTGTATTTGATTCTGGTAGTAATGATTATCGTTTCAGACCTGGTTGGGATATACAACCTGGTGATAAACTATTTGATAAAGATGGTAATCAGATAACAATTATTTCAAAAGAGGATACTTTCGTAGACAATCCTGTTACATTTTACTCATTAGATGTAGAGGATATTGATACATACTTTACATCAGATATATTGGTTCATAATTTACCTAAAAAAGATTAAGAGGATAAATGAAAAAAAATGATAGGTTTCAGTTTGTTATATATCGAGAAAATTATCTAAGTGATATAGAGTGTGATAAATTAATTCAAGCCCTTGATACAGAAGAGTTAAAAGAGGGAGAGTTAGTTGGTGATTATACGGATGGTATCGTCAACAAAAATGTAAGACAAACACTCAACATTGATTTTCGTGATGAGAATCTTTTCGTCAAATTAAATAATGCAATAAAATTAGCCAATGAACAATACTACAATTATGATATTGATAGTATAGATACACTTAGATTCCTAAAGTATGGAATCGGTGGTACTTATAATTGGCATACAGATTATGGTAGGCACGAGTGTTCTATGAGAAAACTCACTGCAATTATTCAGTTGAGTGATGGTGATGATTACGAGGGTGGAGATTTTGAGTTTGGATTAACTGATAAAGAGGGTGATGGTTTGATTAAGGGAAATAGAACTAAGGGTTGTTTAATTATCTTTCCATCGTTCTTATCACATAGAGTTACACCAATAACAAAGGGTAAAAGATATTCAATAATAACTTGGATGGAGGGAGATACATTTAGGTGAAGAGTTTATATGTTCAGATACCAATATTAGATGATGATAAATGTTTAGATATAATCAATGAAGTTAATGCATCCGAGACAATCGTAGGTGGTTGTGTGGTTGATGATTCATCAGATTTCAGAGAAAACCACATGATTGATTCAATCAGAAAAACAAAAGAAAGTTATTTGTTAGAACAACCAAATGATTATAGAAGTAATCCTAAATTAGATTGGAGTTGGTTACAAGATAAAATGTATAATATGATTAAGATTGTTAATGAACAAGTATTTAGATTTCATATCAAAGGGCCAGAGGGTGAATTAAAATATATAGAATATAATATTGATGGCCATTATACTTGGCACATAGATATGAATCCCACCGATGGAAAACAAAGAAAACTCACAGGTGTTATTATGTTGAATGATGATTATTCAGGTGGGGATTTACAATTTGCTATGAAAGATAAAGATGGAAAATGGATATCAGTACCTAAGAAAAAGGGAACGATTACTATCTTTCCAACATTTTTATCTCATAGAGTTTCACCTGTAACAGAAGGCACGAGATATACGATACAAGAGTTATATGTAGGTAATAGTTTTGCTTAAAGAAAATAAAGATTTTAAGTGGAGTGTAATCAAAGATAATTTTTTATCACAAGATGAGTGTGATAAATTAAAGGAACATCTTAGAAACTCTAAAAACAAAATTAATAGAGTTTATGTAACAGAGTTAGATGATAAATGGTTAGTTGATAGAGCATGGATGACCTTCAAGTTAGCCAATACATTACATTGGAAATTTGATATTGATGGGTTCAAAGATATAGTTGGGTTGTATTATCGTAAAGGTGAATTTACTGAGGATTATGCCTTACATTCAGATTTTGCTAGTAGTGAAGATAAGACAGCAACATTTAAATTGACGGGTGTGTTATTTTTAAATGATGATTTTGATGGGGGTGAACTTAAAATTTTGAGAGGAAAAGTAAAACCAAAACCTGGTCGATTAGTTATGTATCCAGCATTTGCTGCACATCAAGTTTTAAAATGTAATGGTGATAGATTTACAATAGTATTCCAAGTAGAGGGTAATTGTTTTGTATAAAGTATTGTTTTTATGGAGTGGTGGTTTAGATTCTACTGCATGTTTATATTGGCATTTAAAGAATACAGATTATCAAATTCATGTACACCATGTTAAGTTATTAAATCGTGGTAAGATGATGACAAGACAATTAGATGCAGTTGGTAATATGAATCCTATTTTACAAAAAATAAGACCATTTGAACTAACTACATCTACTCAGTATGCACACATACTTGGTGATGTTTTTATTTGTGTTGTTGATGGTATGAGGATTGCATATGCAAAAGAGTATGATGAGGTAATTGTATCTACTACGATAAACGAAGGCCCACCATGGCCAGTATTAAGAATGGTTCATAAAGTAGTACAGGCAGCAAATCAAAATGATGTGTATACTAAACATAGAATAAAATTTAAAACACCATTTAGAAAAACATTTACAAAAGAAAGGTGTTGGAATGAACTACCAAAAGAATTACAAGAAAAGGTTTGGTGGTGTAGAAGTCATGATGGTGAAATTTGTGGTGAGTGTTTTCAATGTAAGGAGATGGAATGCCTAACATAGTAATATTATCACATTGGAGAGTTGGTTCAACAAACTTTAAAAAAACATTAGAACAAATTACAGGTCAAGAGTTTTGGAATGAACCTAATTTTAAAAAACATAAGAACACTATTGATTCAATGGGATTCAATGAGTTTATGGAAAAATCCAAATGGAAAAGTATGAAGTGTGATTATGAAAAAAGTAAAGAATTTTTACCAGAGATTATGGATTATGCTGATATGGTTTTTTTATTGTTGAGAAAGGATATAGATGCACAAATTGATTCTTATTATGAATTATTAGGTGAAAAATTAAATAGAGCTGAAATTATTAGGGCAACCTTTGAGATGGAGACTATAGTTGAAAGACATCCTAATCATAGGATATTATATTACGAAGATATGGTTAACTTTTTAAGTAGGAGAGAAAATGAAGTTAGGTAGACACAATTGGAGTACTGGTTGGAAAATCGGACCAGAGTACGATTTAACAAGATTAAAAAACGATTTATTTGTGGCAGAAACTTATGGTAAGTATGAGGATGGTGCATTTGGACACGCCATATCATTACCTGAAAGTGGTAATGACCATTATAATAATTTACCATACACAGGTATATTAAACAGAACACCATATTTCAAAGAGATATACGATAGTTTTGAAACGGAAGTAACATCATTCAGATTGTTGAGAAGAAAGGCAGGAACATCGTATGGTATTCATAATGATAGAGATATGGGGGATGATATAGTTAGGTTTCAGATACCAATAAAAACAAATAATAGTTGTTGGTTTGGGGTAACTGATAGAGAAATGGAAGAAGAATATACAGAAGAAAATTCTCACTCTGTATACACATTCAATAAAAAGTTCAAACCAAGATTCAAAAATTTTAAAATGGCACCTGCACACATACATACATTTAATGTAAGGTTGAATCATAGTATGTTTAATGAGGGTGATGAGGATAGAATTACCTTATCGATTGATTGTAAAAAAAATGAATGGCTTGATAAATTTCTTGATGGTTTCAGAGAATGTTAAACTATTTATATTAAAGGTTCTAAAATGTCTAAGAGTTTATTCGACCATATAAAACAAATAACAAATGTACAAAATACTCTGTATTGGGATTCACTTGAAGAGGGTGATAAAAAAACATGGAGTAATTACATGGTTCATCGTTTTCTAAGTATGAAATCAGAATGGATTCAGGTTGTGAATGAAATACAAAAGTATTGGGAGTTGGCTCCTAAAAATGTATATCAGTTTTATATTGATGTAGTACCAAGAGGTAGAACATTTCTTCGGTATGTTAAATCGAAGAAGAAATCAAAAGTTGAGAAATGGGCAATGGAACATTTAACCGATTATTTTGAGTGTAGTACAAGAGAAGTGGAAGACCACTTAGAGTTATTAACTAAAGAACAAGTTATCACAATTATTATGAAGTATGGTGTTGATGATAAACAATTAAAAAAAATATGGAGTAAGTAATGAGTTATAGAAAAGAAGAACAATTTTTTATGAAAGAGATGGAGTGGGGTGTTAACTCACAAACAAATACCACTTATATGAACTATGAGTTTGATATAGATTCTTTGTATTCAACAATAGTAAAGTGTGATTACTTACAAAGAACAAATCCAAATGCAACAATCAATTTAAATATTGCTTCATATGGTGGTGATGTATATGCCATGTTAGGGTTAGTGGATTATATCAGAGGATTAGATGTAAAGGTAAATACACATTGTGTTGGAACTTGTATGAGTGCTGCTTCAGTATTGTTAGCAAGTGGTACAGGTGAAAGAACTATGAGTAAACATGGTACCGTAATGGTTCATGAGGGTTCAGCGTTTGAGGCAGGTAAAACTACAGATGTTATGAAAGGTGTTGACCACTTAAAAACACTACAAAAAGAAATCAATCAATTGATGGGTGAAATAACAAATAAAGATGCAAACTTTTGGGAACTCACTCAAAGAAACGATACATATTTAAATGCGGAAAAGTGTATTGAATATGGTATTGTCGATAAAATTAAATAAAAAAAGACTTGACACATATACCAATTATGTGTTATATTTAAACATAATAAATTGGAGGATAACATGAAAGTTATCAAAGATACACCTAAAGGTAAAACAGCTAAGGTGGATGTTATCGAGTATATGGAAGCAAAATATCCTAAGATGACATCTGAATTTAAAAAGATTCAACGAGAACAATATGAATTGTTCTTACATAAACAACATGACTACGGCCCACAAAATATTGCAGTTGGAACTGCATTAGTTAATGATGATGATAAGAGATTATCTTTGATGGGTATTTGGTTTAGGATTAATGATAAAGTAGAAAGAATCAAAACTCTTATCATGAGAGGTGATGATGGTTCACTTGAAGATGAGGGTTTGGTAGATAGTTATTCAGATATTTCAAACTACGGAGTTATGGCACAAGTAGTAGCGAGTGGTAAATGGGCAAAATAAGTTACTCACAATTCTCTCAATGGGATAAGTGTCCATATACTTGGAAACTTAATTATGTAGATAAGGCCGAGACATTCAAAGGTAATATCTACACCTTGTTCGGTACAGCCGTACACGAAACTATTCAAGCATACTTGGTTTGTTATTATGAACGAACAATCAAAGAGGCAGATGCCTTACCACTAATCGATATATTCAAATATCGTATGGAAGAAAACTACAAGATATCTAAAGCACAACATGGTGATGAGTTTCCTGTAACACTACCTGAGATGAAAGAGTTCTACAACGATGGTTGTAAGATTATAGAAGAATTTCTAAAAAGAAAGAGTGGTTATTTTCCTAAAAAGAATACAGAACTACTTGGTATTGAGGTTGGTTTAGATTTTGGTTTACCTAATAATATGAAGTTCGTAGGTTACATGGATGTGGTTTTACATAATAAAAATACTGGTCGTGTAAAGATTATTGATATCAAAACTGCTACGATGGGTTGGAACAAATACCAAAAGGCAGATAAGAACAAAACTAATCAGTTATTACTATATAAACAATTCTTTTCAAAAGAACGAGATATTCCGATGGATAAAATAGATGTTGAATATTTAATATTAAAGAGAAGATTATATGAGAACATGGATTTTCCACAAAAGAGGATACAAACATTTGTACCAGCTAGTGGGAAACCAAGTATTAACAAAGTTCTACGAAGATTACAAGAGTTCATTGAAGAATGTTATGATGAGAATGGTGATATCATAACTACACATGAATATGAAAAGTGTATGAAAAGTAAGAAGTGTATTCTTTGTAGAGATTTATAGGAAAATAATATGATAAATTCAACACTAAGAGTTTACATGCCAGACTTCATTTATACTGAACAAGAGGATGATGTTATTAGTAAACTTACTGAGGTAGGTAATATTGCTAACAATCTAAAAGTATATTTATGGTATGAAGAATCTAATAAAATAAATCCTAAAGATTTTGTACAAAAATGGGATAGGTTACCACACAATAATTTCAGAACAATCATACGACCTACATTTTTCGATTTACAGAGAGATTTTATTTGGTATGATATAATTCCAAGAAGAATCTATGATACAAAAAGTATACAATACTCAAGGTTTAGTTGGATTTATGGTGGTGGAGCAGATGGAGTATTGGCAGGTTTAGATGAGTTTAGAAAAACATATGAATTTGTAACTGCAGATAAAGAAAAACCAGTTAAGAAGAAACAGAAAAGGAATGATGGTGAGGATAGCGATTATAGGGAGTAGAAGCTACACCAATAAAAGAAAAATACAAGATTTTATCTTCAAACTAAAAGAAAGAGTTGGAGATAATTTAGAGATAGTGAGTGGTGGACAAAAAGATGGAGCTGATGGTTATGCCAAAAAGGTTTCACTTGATTTTGATATAAAGTATAGTGAGTTCCCACCACAACATTATCCACACAACATACATTGTGTAAATGAGAGTTATAATTATGGAAAGCCATACAGAGTATGGAATTATCACAAACGAAATAGAGAAATAGTAGAATATTGTGATAATATAGTTGCATTCTGTACCGATGGTAAGATAACCAACGGAACTAAATCGGCATTAAAATATTGCGAAAAAGCAGGAAAAAAACACATAATTATTGATTAATTCTATATTTATATATATGTATATACAGAATATGAGGATATGTTATGAGTGATTTAAAATTGACTACCGTAAAGGTAATCGATGAATTATATAAAAAATTTAAGAATGAAACAATTGAAAACGAGTTTTCTTTACAGAAATTAGTGAACAGAACACTTGATAAATTTGTTTACGATGAAGAGTTTCGAAAGAGTATATTAGAACATCAAAATCTACATCAAAGCGGAAGTAGATTCTAACTAAACGAAAAGGTTATATATGAGTGTTAAGTTACCAAAATTAAAATCAGTTGAAATAGAAAAGATTTTTGAGAAGAAGAAAAAGGTTTTATTGTTATCAGATGACCTAAGGATGTCGAGTGGTGTTGGTACAATGTCAAGAGAGATTGTAATGGGTACACTTGATAAATTTGATTGGGTTCAAATCGGTGGTGCTATCAAACATCCTGATGAGGGTAAAGTGTTTGATATGAATGAACAAATACGAAAAGATACTGGTGTAAAGGATGCCTATTTAAAAATCTATCCCACAAGTGGTTATGGTAATCCAGATTTATTAAGACAGATTATCGGTATAGAGAAACCAGATGCCATTCTACATTACACCGACCCAAGATTTTGGCAGTGGTTATATCAAATGGAACATGAACTAAGACAAGATATACCTATATTTTATTACAATATATGGGATGATTTTCCTGCTCCACAATACAACCAAAATTTCTACGAGAGTTGTGATTTGATTATGAACATTTCAAAACAAACACATGCTATAGTTCAAGAAGTTTGTAAGAATAAACCAAGAACAGATTGGGATTCAACATATGTACCACATGGTATCAATGAAAAAGATTTTTATCCAATTACAGAAAAAGAAGAGTTACTTGAACTTAGGAAGTTTAAACAAGAGTTATTGGGTAACAGACCTAATGATTTTGTTTTGTTGTATGTAAACAGAAACATCAGAAGAAAAATGGTTGGTGATTGTTTGTTGGCATTTCAACAATTTGTAAATCAATTACCACCAGAGAAAAGAAGTAGAGTTACTTATGTAATGCATACTCAACCAGTTGATAATAATGGAACTGATTTACCTAAGTTGATTGAACACTTGATGCCAGAAGTAAATGTTGTTTTTTCACACCAAAAACTTAACAATAAACAAATGAATTATTTATACAACATTGCTGATGTTACTATGAATATTGCGAGTAACGAGGGATTCGGATTAGGAACTTGTGAATCATTGATGGCAGGAACACCAATTATTGTTAATGTTACAGGTGGATTACAAGACCAAGTAGGTTTCAAAATTAATGGTGAGATGATAAATTACAAACAATATGAAGAAATTAAATCACTACACGATTGGAGAGAGTGGGAACACAATGAAGAACTAACTTGGGGTGAATGGTGTAAACCAGTTTGGCCTAAGACTCGTTCTTTGATGGGTTCAGTTCCAACACCATATATTTTTGATGATAGATGTGATTGGCAAGATGCCGCTGATAAAATTAAAGAGTGGTATGAAATGGGTAGAGATGAAAGAAAAAGATGTGGTGTTAAAGGACATTATTTTGTGAAGAGTGATGAATCGATGATGAGTGCTAGATGGATGTGTAAGAATTTTATCGACCATATGGAAACTGCATGGGATAAGTTTACACCAAGAGAAAGAATCAATGTTTATAAAGTAGAGGGATAAATGAGTAAACCATTAGTATTAGTAACAGCACCTGTAACCACGAGAAGTGGGTACGGAAACCATTCAAGGGATATTGTAAGAGCCTTAATTGATTTAGATTACGATGTAAGAATCAATTCAGTAAGATGGGGAAATACACCAACGAATGCTTTAGAACCAGATAATAAAGTTCACCAAGAAATAAGAAAAAGAATATTACCACAACCAAAGATGGAGAAACAACCTGATTTACATTTACATCTTGTGGTTCCTAATGAGTTTACTGCTTTGGGTGTAAAGAATGTGGGTATGACAGCAGGAATTGAAACTACGGTTCCACCTTCAAGTTGGGTTGATGGTATGAATAGAATGGATTTAAATATCCTTACATCTAATTTCTCAAAACATGGATTTGAACAGGCAGTCTTTGAAAGAGTAAATCAACAAACAGGTCAAAAAGATGGTGAATTAAAAGTTAAAAAACCAATGGAAGTTTTGTTTGAGGGTATGGATACTGATGTGTATAAGAGTACAACAGATACGAGTAACATAGATTCAGTATTTGAAAACATAGATTCGGATTGGAACTTTTTATTTACAGGCCATTGGTTGGCTGGTAATCTTGGGGAAGATAGAAAAGATATCGGTATGATGTTGAAAGTATTTTTAGAAACATTTAAAAACCAAGAAAAACAACCAGGTTTAATCTTAAAAACAAATGGTGCTACATTTTCTGTTATTGATAGAGAAGAGATTTTAAATAAGATTAGAAGTATTAAAAAAGATGTTAATGGTAAGTTACCAAACATTTACTTAATACATGGTGATTTTACAGATGAAGAAATGAATGAGTTATACAATCACAAAAAAGTAAAGGCTCATGTATCATTTACACATGGAGAGGGATTTGGTAGACCGTTGTTAGAGGCCACACAAAGTGGTAAACCAATTATTGCTAGTGGTTGGAGTGGTCATACAGATTTCTTGAATCCAAATTATTGTGCATTATTGGATGGAAGTTTAACTAAAGTACCTAAAAATGCATTCCCACCTGATATTTATTTTGAGGGTTCACAATGGTTTACTGTGAATTACCAACAAGCATCACAAGTAATGAAAGATGTTTTTTCTAACTATGAAAAACATTTAGTATTGGCAAAACAATTAGAAGTATATTGTAAACAACAATTCAGTTACGAGAAGATGAAAGAAAAACTTGGTAATATATTATCACCATTGTTAAATTCAGTACCACAACAAGTGGATTTAAAATTACCAAAACTAAAGAAGGTGTAAGATGGCAGAAAAGAAAATAAGTTGTCCTGTATGTTTTAATGGTGAGAAATGTTTTGAAGATGTACAAGAACAGGCAGAGAAAACATTTAGTTCATACATATGTTTTAATTGTGGATACACAAGTAATTCAGCATATCAATGGGAATCACCAGAATTAAAAGATGCACAATTAGGAGCAACACAATTGATGAATGATGTTTCATTTTTTGATGAAGATAGAAACATAATGTGGTTTCCATCAGTATTAAACATGGGTAAGTTTGGTATGATTTATCCTGAGGGAACTAAAACTAATTGGAATTACAAGTTTGCAGAAGTTCGTAAACTATCACCTGAAGAACAAAAAAATCCAAAGTATGAAGGACATGATATGGCTTTAGATGTTGAGAATGCTAAAACTTATGGACAATATGAGTTTTTAGAAGCATGTCAAGATATGGGTATCATTAAGGATTTAGATGGCGATTCGTAATACAAGTTGGGATAAAGTAAAAGCCGGCCAGATAGTTAATTTTATATACAAAAATAAAAAAGAATCTAAGGGTGTAAAACGAACCGTGCTTATCGTTAATTCTGATTTTAAATACAGAAAGAAAAGTACAGGTAGAATCAAACGATTTGTTGTAGGATTACAATTACAACGAGTTGGTCAAAGGCCATTACCAAAAGGACAATTAGAAGAAATCTTTAATTCATTGGGTGGTATAGAAATAGAGGATGGTACTCTTGCTGGTAAAATAACAGATAAGGCTGATAGGAATCAAGGTGAAACAACAAAGATATATAACAAGTTACGAGGATTAGTTAATAGGTTGGGGATGTGGAGAACTTTTGATAGAAGAGAATGTATGAAGAGAAGAGTTTATTTAGAAATAGATTCACCAAACATACCAGAAGAAACTATCAAAGGGTTTGAAGCAATACAACGAAAAAATATTGAAGATTTATTAGAGAGGGATAATGTCAATTAAAATAAGCTATGGTATTACAGTACATAATGAGTCGGAAGAACTTGAAAGGTTGTTAGGAAAACTTCTTATCGGTATAGATGAAGAGGACGAAGTTATAATCTGTATTGATGGGGATGATAGTGATGTAAAAAAGGTGGTTGAGTTATACTCAATAGATAGTAGAGTCATACACTATGATAGAAAACTTAATAAAGATTTTTCAGCTCAAAAAAACTCTGTCATAGAAAAGAGTAGTGGTGATTACATTTTTCATATAGATGCGGATGAGTATCCTAATGAAATATTACTAAAACAATTAAAACAAATATTAGAAATAAACGATGTTGATTTGATTTGGATTCCAAGAGTAAACACCATTGATGGTATGACAGAAGAGGATGTTAGGAAATGGAGTTGGAGAATAAATGAAAAAAATTGGGTGAATTATCCTGATTATCAAAGTAGAGTATTTCGTAATTCTAAAGAAATTAGATGGACTAGACCATTACATGAACATATAGTTGGAGCGAAAACATATTCACATTTACCACCACATGAAGAGTTAAGTTTATACCACCCAAAAACAATTCAAAAACAAACCGAACAAAATATGTTTTATAATCAGAATTTTAGTCAAGAGATGAATGTGAGGAAATAGTATGTTAGATATAGAAAATTTAGAACAGGTGTTTTACAAAGTAGTTCAGAGTGATGATTGGAAAGAACTACAAGAAAAATTTAATGAGTGTGATGATATATATGTACTTGGTCATGGTGGTAACTTGGCAGTTGCAGACCATGCGGCTATTGATATATCAAGATTGAGTAATGGAACAAAGAATGCACAATGCCCTGGTAGTGGTACCGTAGTTACATCACTAATCAATGATACTAATTTTGACCAGTGGATGGTTCAATGGTTGAAAATGGTAACATCAAGTAAAACAGAATCCCAAATGAAAAAATCTTTAATCTTAGGATTTTCTTCTTCAGGTACATCACGAGATATTGTTAAGGCTTTACAATGGGGATATTCTAATGATATGAAGTTGGCTTGTATAACTGCAAAATCATTAATAGAAACCGTACCAAAAACTTCAGAAGTAGTGATGGGTGTTGATTATTATCATACAGCAGAAGTATTATCATTATTATTACAATATGAGTTAACACATGGTAGTGGTAAAGTTTGTCCACCAATAGGAGGAAACAAACCAGAAGATATTGCACATTATAATAGTGAAAGAGAAGTTCGTAAGATTGGATTCAAAGATGAACAAAAAAATATTGCAATAGATTTTGATGGTGTGATTCATAAAAATTCAAAAGGATACCATGATGGAACAATTTATGATGAACCAATTGAGGGTTCTAAAGAATCATTAGAAAAACTATCAAAAGATTATGATGTAGTTTTATTTACTTGTAAGGCCAAACCAGATAGAGGATTAGTAAATGGTAAAACAGGAACACAATTAGTTTGGGAGTGGTTAGAAGAACACGATATGGCACAATATATCACAAAGGTAACAGCAGAAAAACCAAGAGGTGTTCAATATATAGATGATAAAGGATATAAGTTTACTACTTGGGATAAATATTGGGGGGATAATGGTTGATATAACGGCCGTAGTACCAACAAGAAAAGGTTCAGAGAGAGTTAAGAGTAAAAACACTCGACCATTTGCTGGTAAAAGTTTATTAGAAGTTAAACTTGATGTGTTGATGCAATTAAAAAGAGTTGGTGCAATAAAAGATATAGTTGTTAATAGTGATTGTGATGAATCAAAAAAGATATCAGAATCATATGGTGTAAAGTTTATTGAAAGAGACCCTTACTTGGCAAGTTCAGATGCACCAATAACAGATTATTGGAGAGAGGTTCTACTAAATACAGATACAGAACACTCTATGTTATGTCAATGTACGAGTCCATTACTTAGGTTTGATTTTTACATGAAGGCCATCAATGCATATAATAAAAGTAAGTGTAACTCAATGATAGGAATAGATTATATAAAAGATTATATTTGGTATGACCATATTACACATGATGAATCTATCAATTATGATTGGCCAGACCATCCAAGAAGTCAAGACCTTGATGGGCATTATTACAAACTGAACTTTGGTTTGGTGATTATTTCAAAAAAAGAATTTAAAAGGTATAATAATATTAAAACACCAGAGAGTTATCCAATGTTGATGAGACAAAGTGAAAGTTTGGATATAGATAATATGATAGAATTTAAGTTGGCGGAGATGATGTATAAGGAGATGAATAATGGAAATTCTAAATGATAATATGAAAATACAAAAGTTTGATGAACCATATCCAATATGGGTAATAGATAACTTTTTAAATGATATGACACTAAGGATGGTACACGATAGATGGCCATCTTTAAAAGACCCTAAATGGCATGGTGGACATGAGATGATTGATGGTGAAAAAAACATACTCGAACAAGGTATGATTTCTTACGATACAGATGATACGAGAGGAATACTTCATGATTTCTTAGAATACATTCATAGTGATGAGTTTACAGAAAAGTTAAGTGAGATTACCGATATAGGTGGTTTAGTACCTGATTATCATATGAGATGGTCAGGAATAAGAACAATGGTTACAGATGGATTTCAGGCAGTTCATAGTGATGCCAGAGTTAGTCCTGAATCAGGATTAAGAAAAGAACTAACTTGTTTAATCTATTTTAATGAAGATTGGAAACCAGAGGATAGTGGTTATTTCGAAGTATGGAACGATGATATGACGGAATGTACAAACTCATTTGCACCACTTAATAATAGATTAGTAATATTCCATAACTCAGATACATCTTATCATGGTGTACCAGAAGTAAAGCGTGAAAGAAAATCTATAACATGGAGTGTTTTGAAAAGTGGTGAAGTTGGTGATAGAAGTAAAGCACTATTTGTTTCACGACCTCAAGATGATAAAAAGGTTGGGGAATTAGGAAAAAAACGAGCTCTTGTAAAAGATGCTCACAAGTAAACGGAGTTAATATGAAATATCCAATGTTTAAGGTTCACATTGATACAGAGAAAGCATTAGAACAAATTGAACCAGTTCTAAATAGTGGTTTTGTAAATGAGGGTGAACAAGTTACAGAACTAACAAACTATTTTAAGAAGAGATTTAAACATGAACAAACTATTGCACTTAATAGTTGTACATCAGCATTAACCTTGGCATTGAAGTTGAGTGGTGTTGGGCCAGGTGATGAGGTTATTGCAACATCCATGACTTGTGTGGCATCCAATACACCAATACATACATTTGGTGCTAAAGTAGTTTGGGCTGATATTGACCATCAGACTGGTAATATAAATCCATATGTAATAGAAGACCTTATCACACCATTAACAAAAGCTGTATTGTGTGTGAATTGGTCTGGTTTACCATGTGATTTAGAACAAGTTTACGATATATGTAACAAACACAATATTATGTTTATTCAAGATGCCGCTCATTCAATTGGAGCAACATACAAAGGAAAAGAAATACATGAGTTTGCTGATTACACTTGTTATAGTTTACAGGCTATCAAACACATTACTACAGGTGATGGTGGATTGTTGGTTGTAAATACGAACAAAGATGATTTTCAAAGAGCCAAGGCATTAAAGTGGTTTGGTATAGATAGAGATGCTACCAAAGATGAGAAAGGTGAGTGGAAAGGACAAAGATGGGAGATGGATGTTGTTGAGGCTGGGTTTAAGTTTCATATGAATAACATTACAGCTGCCATTGGATTATCACAAATTTCACACATGGATAGGATTATAAACAAACACAAATTTAATGGGTTGTTGTATGAACAATTATTTAAAGACCATGAAGATATAAATGGATTACATTATCCAGCAGATTCAGCACCAAGTTTTTGGGTATACACTTTGATACTATCAGAACATTTAGATAGAGATAAGATAATACAAGAGTTGAATGATGAGGGAATAAATGCTGGATTGGTTCATACACCAAATCATTACTATAGTTGTTTCAAAGATAGTATGGTGGATTTACCTGAAACAGATTACTTTCACAAACATCAAATCTCGTTACCTTGTGGTTGGTGGTTAGAGAGTGAAGATATACAAACTATTGCGGAAACATTGATAAGTAAAATATGAAGATAGCCATATTAGGAAGTAGAGATATCTCAGTAAAAATACTTGAGTGGATTATCAAACAAAACGATTGTGAGATAGTTGGGGTTGTGGCACCAACATACAAAACTTGGTGGAATGATAAGTTGAAAGAAACTGCTACTAATTGGGGAATAAATACATTTGATGATATACAAGATGTTATAGATTTAAAACCTGATTTAATATTTTCTATTAATTATTGGAAGTTGATTACAGAAGAACACATTGATGCTATGAATGGTCAAATAATTAATCTACATCATTCTTACAGATTAAATTATAGAGGTAGATATATGTGTAGTTGGGCTATTATGAATGGTGAAAAATATCATGGAACTACACTACATTATATCACACCAGAGTTAGATGATGGGCCAATAATAGAAAGTTTTAAATGTAAGGTTGAAGAACACGATACTGCAGAAACATTATTTAAACGAGTAGAAAGATTGGCGTTTGTAATGTTCGTAGAAACTTATCACAAAATAATCAATGGTGAGATTACTGAATTTTTAGAACCAGAACCAAATCCACATTACTATGATATAGATTCTAATAAAAACTTGGAGATAGAATATCCACAACCATTAGAAAAAATTTACGATTGGGTTAGGGCTTGGAGTTTCAAAGATAGACCAGGACCGTATTTTACACACGAGGGAAAAAGGATTTATTTAAAGTTATGAAAATTACCTATACAGGTCATGCCGGTCTATTGATTGAGACCAATGATGTAAATATATTATGTGACCCTTGGCATAGTGATAATCCAGCATTTTTTAAAACATGGAGTGTTTATCCAGATAATAAAAATTTAGATTGGGATAACATTATTTCAAAAACTGATATACTTTTTATATCTCATATTCACGAAGACCACTTTGATAAAAAGTTTTTAAAAAGATTACATTCAAAAAACAAAGAAGTAAAAGTATTGATTCCAAATTTTCGTTATGATGTACTGAAAAACAAATTAAAAAAGGTAGGGTTTACAGATTTTATAACTAAAGAGTTAAATATAGGTAACACAACAGCCGTAACATATTGTTCAGAAAAAATAGATAGAGAACGAGAAGATAGTTCTATATGTATCGATGATGGTAATCTTACTTTTTTAAATTGGAATGATTCAACATTCACTCCTGAAAACAAGGAAGATATTATAAACAAGTTCAAAAAAATAGATTGGGCTACTGGTCAATTCTCTGGTGCTACTTGGTGGCCTACTTGTTACAATTATACGGAAGAGAAGAAACAAAGTTTTGTATCACAATTTAAAGAAAGAAAAGTAAATCACTACAAAGGAATGATAGAGTATTTGGGTGTTAAAAAAATAATCCCATCAGCAGGCCCATCATGTTTTTTACAAAAAGATATGTATCATTTAAATTACTTTGATGATAGACCGAGTGTGTTTTTTGATTGTTGGGATATACCTGAGTTTAATGATATGAAAGAAGTTCATAGAGTTATGCCTGGTGATGAATTTACTTATGATACTATTCAAGATAGAAAGATTAGACCATTTGATAAAAAAGAATATATTTTGGAAAATCAATATTCAGTAGATTACACTTTAGATGATGACAAACTAAAATTAATTGATGAACTAATCATGGAAAAGTTTCCAAGTTTATTGGAGAACAATAGTTGGTTAAAAAAATATATAAAGTCCAAGATTTATATTAGTGTTAAAAATTATAAATCTTTTTGTTTAGATTTCAGAAAACAAACAGTTGAAATAGTTGATGAACCTACAAGAAGAGGTGCATGGTATATAATAAACATTGAACAAACAATAATATATACACTACTAAGTAAGAACATTGATGATTGGGAAAATGCAGCATTCTTAAGTAATACTTGTGTGTTCGAAAGAAATCCTGATACATTTAATCCCTGGATTGTTTCTTTTTTTAGAAACTTAGATAATGGTAGACTTCAAAAAATATATGATATAGTACAATCATCTGAGGTTTTAGAGGGTAAAATGGTAGTTGGTGATTATGAAATTGATAGGTATTGTGTACATCAACAATATGATTTATTATACCATGGCGTATACGATGAAGATGAAAAAACCATAACTTGTTTAGGTCATGGATGGATATGGGATTTAGAATCGTGTGAGGGTATTAATTGTAATGCCAAAATAGTATGTAAGAAAATAGTAAGACAAAGTGCTTAGGAGAAGTTATGAAAGATGAAAAAATATTAATAATAGGTGGTACAGGTGCTTTAGGTAAAACATTAATTCGTAGATACCAAGATGATAATAAAATTATGGTATTTTCAAGAGATGAACATAAGCATGTAAATATGCAAAAGTCATCTGAGTTCAATTCCAATATAGAATATAAGATTGGTGATGTAAAAGATAGAGATTCCATTAGAAATTCTATTGATGATTTCAAACCAAATGTAGTGATAAACACAGCCGCCTTAAAGCATGTACCAATATGTGAGGGAAATGGGTTCGAATCTGTAAATGTTAATATTGTTGGACATCAAAATGTTATTGAATCTGTAAAACGAAGTAATCATCAAATAGATACATTAATTTTTGTATCAACAGATAAGGCCTGTAAACCAATAAATATTTATGGAATGTGTAAAGCAATTTCTGAGAAGTTATATATGGAATATGCTAGTAAACAAGATGATGTAAAAGTTTGTTTAGTTAGGTATGGGAATGTATTAGAATCTACAGGTTCAGTAATACCATTCTTCAAACAGATTTTAGATAATGGTGAGGAAACCTTACCAATAACAGATTTTAGAATGACGAGGTTTTTATTATCATTAGAACAGGCTACAGATTTGATTGAGTGGTCATATAATAATGTAAACTCACATGGAAAGATTGCAATACCAAAAGTAAAATCATTCTTGATAACAGATATTGCTGAGTGTTTATTTAACCATTATAATGTAGATGGTAAATTGAAAGAGGTAGGAATCAGACCAGGTGAAAAAATACATGAAGAAATGATTTCAGAAGAAGAGTGGTTGAGAACTGAAGATGGTGGTGAAAATTATTTAATTAATCAAGATAATGAGAACTTTTTACCAGGCCAACCATTAAAAAGAGAACGAGATACAAGAGAGTTAAAATCTTATAACTCAAAAGATTCATTGATGGGTAGAGAAGAGGCCTTTAGGTTTTTAGAAGAGACTGGAGTAATATAAATGAAACACATAAAGGAAGATACTGAATTTGGGTTGGATATGGTTAGAGGTTTACCAAGAGTTTGGCATGCCGTACAGAATAAGATAGAACATCAAGTTCACATAAAACCTGGTTTGATGGATTTATATAAATTATTTACTGATAAGGTTGTGATTAATCCATCTTGGCATCCACAAAATCCTGATGATTTATATGATTTTGAAAGACCTGATTGGACTCTTAGTGATTGGACACCACCACCATTAAAAAATATATTTAAGGATAAAATTGGGTGGGATAAACCAACGATTGTTATTAATAATAAGTTTATACACGAATTATCTTTAAATAAAGTAAACGAAACTTTAGAGAAACATCCAAGTATAGATTTAAGTATGGGTGCTATGATTGAAGAGGATACATTTTGTTCAATAAATCATTATAGTATGGAGTTCATTGATAAATTAGTTGAAAAATTTTCTGATAAATACAAAATAATTTACATTTCACCAATAGTAAGTGATAGTTATTTTAAAGACCATCAAAAAATAATTAAAGTAAATGATTACGAATATCTTGAAGAAAATCATCCTGAAGTTTACACTATCAAACAACATATGAAAAATAGAGCTATTAGTTATAATATTGCACAATTCGAACTTGAAGCATCTTCAGAAAAACATTTAAGTTTACTTGGTGGTAATTGTAAAGTATCTTCGTATTTTGGTGGTGATGTTATTATTTATCTGAGTGAGGTATGGAAATATGGTTCACCAGTTCATCGTGATGGTAAAAAGGGAGAAAGAGGAATATTCAAAACAGGTTCTTGGTTACGACACTTATCTGGTGCAAATATTATCCAATGTAATACATACAAAGATATCTTTAATTATATAGAAACTGAGTGGAAATGAACAAGAGTATAACAGAATTAAAAAACATACACAAAGGTGAAGATATTTGGATTATAGGTGCTGGTTCATCTATGGATTATGTAGACCCATCATTCTTTGAAAACAAAATAACCATCGGTGTAAATCAAATGTTTCAGTATTTCCCTTGTGAGTATGTAGTGGGTAGAGATTTAGCAGTAAGAGTTAGGTGGGATGAAACCGTAAAGGAATTATCTAATAGAAAAGATATTAAGTTTTTATATAGTAGATTACATCAAGGATATGATGAGGTAAATCCAATAATTAAATCAGATAATTTTTATGTATTTGATAGTGGAATTAGTGATGATAATATAGGATTACAATGTATTAGTAAAAAATCAGATAGGATGGTTGCTATCAGAACAACACTAAATACTTGTATACACATCGCCGCTTACATGGGAGCAAAAAATATAATGATATGTGGTAAAGATGAGGGTAAGATAAATGGTAATCTTTACTACAGAGGTTATGTAAAAGATAAATGGCCAGATGCTGGTAATTGGAAAGGGATAGAACATTGGTTGTACCTTACAGAAAAAAACACAAGAATGGTTCGTGATAAAGTAAGAGAGGTTTATGATTGTAATATTCATTCATTGAATCCATTTATTAATTTTAAATTAGAGGGAAACGAGTATGAACCGACTAAGTAAAGAGAAAGTGAAAGAATTAGTATTTGATATGCCAGATAAGTTTCAATGGCCTACCACAACATCATGGGATTTTAAAACTCAATTGATTGATAAATTTTATGGAAGTGATTGTGATATATTAGAAATAGGATGCCACAAAGGACAAACAAGTAAAATACTATCTCACTTGTTTAATAATGTTTATGCTATGAATATTAATCCACCAAGTAAAGATTTCCCTACAGAAGAAAATATACACTATGAACTAATGGATTCATATAAGGATGAGTGGAAGTTCGATAAGTGGAAAAATGTAGATGTGGTTATGATAGATGCCATTCATGAATATAGTCAAGTGAAACAAGATACAGAAAATGCTTTGAAGTTAAATCCTAAGTATATTATTTGGGATGATTATGGTAACAATTATTTTCCTGGTGTTAAACAATTCGTGGATAATTTTGTTAAAGATAAATATGAATTAATTAACTTGGGATTACCAGAGGGTAAGTTTTACAAGGCCAATGAAAAATTGGTTGGTTCAGAGGGAGTAATGATTAAGTTATGAATGCAATTTACATGGTTGCTATTGACCATAATAAATCTCAATACAAACACTCTAATTTTTTACAATACTCAAAAAAATCTTGGGAAAGATGGTGTTTAAGAAATGGTGTAGATTTTCATTGTATTACAGAACATGATGAAAGATATGGATATCCTATTTGGAACAAGTTAAATGTAATAGATGTGTGTAAAGATTATGATAAGATTGGTATTGTTGATTGTGATACAATGATTAGAGTGAATGCACCAAATATTTTCAATGAACTTGAAGATGGTGTTAGTGGTGTACATGATGATAGTAACTTAAAGTGGATATATGATAGTATAAATAATTATGGTGTGTATTTTGCAAACGAGATGGATTATGAAAAATACATAAATGCTGGAGTGGTGTTTCTTGATAACAAATCATTAGAGGTATACAAACAATTACAAGATTTTTATTTTACATATCAAGAAGAACTTGATAATTGGAATAAGGGTGGTGGAAGAGAACAAACACTATTTAATTATCATCTACAAGGTTTGGATATAAAAGTAAATCTGTTATCACCAAAATGGAATGTTTTAGATATCGGTAGAAGAGAGTTGTGGCAATGTAATTGGCAAACAGAACCAATCACTAATCCACAGAATCCATTTGAATGGGTAAATATTAAAGGTAAACGACCACACTACATGAAGTATGGGAACATATGGCACTTCACAGGTTTTCCAATCGAGATGAGAGAAAAGGTTATGGGATACACATGGGAGAAAGAAAATGGTTAATGTTGTTTTTTTAGTTGCCATTGGTGATAAAAGTGAATATACTTTATGTAAACAATCATGGAAAAGGTGGTGTGATAAGAATAGTGTAGAGTTAGTTGTACTTGACCAAGAAGTTAGACCAAAAGAAGAAATGTTTTATAACTTCCAAAGATATTATATGTTCGAACTACTTGATAATATGGGTATTGATTATGATGGTGTATTAACCGTGGATTGTGATACATTGATTCATCCAAACACACCAAACTTTTTTGAAACTACGGATAGAGATAAATTATATATGGTAAGAGATAATGGTAGTTACGATTGGATAATCAGAGGATTAGAGTGGTATAAGTTTTTATTCAAGAAAAAAGGATTTGATGTATTCACATATGCAAATAGTGGATTTCAATTGATGGGTAAAAAACATAAAGATTTCTACACAAAGATGTTAGAGTTATGGGAAACTCATGGAGATGATATCATTAAGATATCAGAAAAGTATGGTATAGGAAAAGAACAGGCTATATGGAATTGGATGATTAGAGAACATGATATAGAATATGAATTACTACCATACAAATATAACATGACTAACATGGCTACAAAAGAAATACTAAACTTAGATATATTTCCAAAGTTGGGTTGGATATATCATTTCAATGGTATTTTTGGTAAAGATGAGGGAGCCGTTGCTAGAATCATGGAAGAAACTTATAGGTATTTAAATGAAATTAAATAATAAATTTGCAATAGGTTGTTTAGTACAATTCTACGAAATAGATATAATAGAAGATTATCTGAAGAGTGTTAAATATTCTTTAGAGAATGTTGAAAATAAAGATAATGTTTTGGTTGATATTTGTTTGAATTGTAATGAGGGATTAGAAGAATTAGATAGAAACAAAATTGATATGAAAAAGATAATTGGTATGTTTAGTACTATGGTAAAGAAACACTTACCAAGAACCACATTCAATATAAATGAAAAGGATATTTATACTATTGCAGATTACAGAAGAGAGTTCAATGATAAGTATTGTGAAGATGTTGATGTATTGATGTGGGGAGAGAGTGATTCTTTGATACCAAGACAAACATGGGAAGTATTAGATAATTTACATACAGCATCAGTAAACAATAATGTACACAAGTATGTTAGTTTCTTTGCCACTTGTAAAATGTGGGATGATACTTGGAAGATATTAGAACATCCAAAGTTTACTGATAAACCATTTATTGAAATGGATACAGAAAATTGGTGGAGTTTACGATATAATATGAATCAAGAAGAGATGGATAATATCAATAATGAAACTGAAGAATTAGATATACAACAAACAACACAATTGAAATTTAATGGTTGTGGTTTAGTGATTTCATCGGATGTGATTAAGAGTGGTGCAAATATTCCAAAGAGTGTATTTTTTGTACACGAGGATACAGCATTTATGAATAATTGTTTGATACACTTTAGGAATCAATTACCACAATATATTATTAAAAATATTTTATTGGTACACAATAGAAAGTTACCAAACAAAAGAATGTATATCAAAGGACAAGATGTACAAGATGGCGATATGACGGAGATGAGAAAGAAACAATACTGGTTTTCAAATGCCGATAAGATGTCGCAGATGAATGCCTTCAACACAACGGAACAAGGATACACTTATTCTTGGGATGATGTATTTAGGGAGTATAAAAATGGGAGCAATTCACAGAGTAATACCTGATGATAGACCAGGTCAAGTGTGGTGGTTTCATGGAAACAGCGGAAGTGGAAAAACAAACATTGCTCTAAAGTTTGATGTTCCAAATAAAATAATTTTGGATGCTGATGATTTCAGAGAAAGTGTTTGGGATGATTTGGGTTTTGATGAAAAAAGTAGAAGAAAACAAAACGATAGGTTGGCGAGGATAGCAAGATTGTTATGGATACAAGGAAAAAATGTTGTGATAGCAAGTATCTGTCCTTACAAAGACCAACGAAAACAGATAAGGGATGAGATACTACCTGATGTTAAGTGGATTTATGTCAATAGTAAAGATAGTAAACCACCATCTAAAATGTATCCATTCGAAGAGGGATGGTAAATGAATAATGTAGTAGTAGCGATAGATGATATACATCCTGAACAAGGATGGGGAGTTGATGGTGATGTTCAAATAGAATATCTAAAAGAACTCAATAAAAAATACGGTGTTAAGTTTAATTTATTTGTACCAAGTAATTATCACAATAAGTTTCCAATCACAAAAGAGTTTGTTGATTATTGGTTACAATATGATTGGATAGAGTTAAGTAATCATGGACACTATCATGCTTGTAGAGAAAAAACTATTACAGGTATAGATAAGAACACTGGTGGTGAAGT